CAAGTTCTTTAAAATCAAATTGTTCACATAATTTAAAATTCAAAATATGATATCCAGTTAAATTTGCAACAGATTTAATAAAACTAGTTTTACCACACCCCGGTTCACCTTCTAATAATAAACCGATAGTATGAGGGATTCCTTGTTCTTGATACCATTTTTTATTTTGTAAGAAAAAATTTAATTTTTCAATAATATACTCTTTATTTTCAAAAAATTTATTATTAAAATTAATATTTGATATCCATTTACATTTTTCAAATATACATCCTTTTTCTTTTATATTCCAAGAAATATCAATATACAATTGATCTTTCAGTGATTTTTCTTTTAAAAATGTACAATACTCTGTATCACATTTTTCAATAAAATTAATTAATTCACCTGAACTTAACGTATCACTAAAAATGTCTAATCTAGTTTTAATTACCATTTTTGTTGTACCAAAATTTTTAATTTCAATTTCAGTATTTTCAATAATTCCTTTAACATCTTTTGTTATATTAAATTCATATAGTTGATTAACTCGATAATCAGCGGTGATTACATCTTCATCTATTTTTCTACAATATTTACTAACTTCATATTCAAGTAATTCATCAACTTTACAATTTTTAGATATATAAAACATTAATGCTCTAAATCTACTAGATGCCGTTTTATCTTCTGCTACAAAACTGATTTTTGTTATTTTTTTCTTAAAAAAATTGCTACAATAATTCAAATTTATAAATTTTTTATCATAATACATTAAAGATACTAATCCTATTAGTATAGATATGTATATATTCGTCTTTTCTAATAATTTAAAGAGGGTGTTCATCAACATTAATTCATGAAAGCTCATAATGTGTGATATTAATATTTAGTTCTTAACTTGTTTTTCAATTCAATATACGAGTACGTTTGAAAATCTTACACACTTCTTCTTGTGTAAGATTTTCCACTAAATAATTATTTTATTTAGTTATAATATATAATGAACGAATGTATAAAATTAAAAACATGGAAATATTCTTTTAGAAATTCTCCTCCTTATCCAGCAAACAAATGTAAAACTATGAAAAAAAAAGGCAACGATGGTAAATATTATATATCTCAACCCGATAAAAATGGAACATATAAATGGGTAAATGTTAATAAAAACAAAACACTTAAGAATAACAAAACACTTAAGAATAAAGCAACGAAAGAAGATTTACAAAGGCTAGTCAAAAAATACGGAGTTACAAAAAGCGGTTCAAATCGGAAAGTAGCAGAACGACTGGTACAAGTTAAGGGTTTTTTAATAAAAAATAAAACGGATAGAAAAATAATAGAACAATTTTTAGTACAACATACAAAAGATACCAAATTACGTGGATTTATACCAGAACGCTTAAAAAAATGAATAAGATAAGTGTGAAATTTGCAATTATCTTTTTTATTTTATGTCGTTAAAATCGGCGTTTGAAATGAAAACATGTGTAAAAAAACAAATGGCACATGGTGCCCAATGTTTTTGTTTATTTTTATTTTGTGCGGATTGTTTTGTTTATTTTTATGGAGGGGACGATTGAGAGATTTACGATGAATGAGTCTCTGCCAAATAACGATTTTTTAGGTTAGACAATACTTTTCACAATATTCTCTAATGTTTGTATATTTACTAATGGGAAATCCACATGCGATTCCCAAAAATATTTACAGTAAGCCCATTTAAAACTATAGTCGTCTTTGTACATATCACCTACATGTTGTAACAAATTGTTTTTTACTTTAACTGGTAACAAATGTAAGCTGTTACGCGGTAGAACATAACTTAATTGAAGTAATTCTGATACTGGATTCTTTTCTTTTGCGGACAGTAGTTCTGAATCAAAATACGGAATATATTTTAACATGTCCTTTAACAATGGAGGGTAATGATATGAGTAACTCCATCTCCAGTCAATACAACCACTACCGTAATACTTATATGTCCATTCTAAACCTTCCAAATAATTTAGGCTGATTTTTTTACGCCAGTCATCATCTATATCTACATCAAATAACATGTCATAGTATCGTACTTCCCAGTAATTGTCATATGGATTTATATACTTCTCTATTTCACGTTCTTTAGTTGGAATGTGAAGCATCTCTTTTTCGAACTTGCTGGCTCCTTCACCCACATGTATTTGCTTGAATTCTTGTTTATTACGATTATTAAATTCGGCTTGGAAATAAGACTCCTCTTTATCCGCTAGTGCGGCTACTATTTTTCTAAAGTTTCGCCACACAATCTTACCATTATTTGTAATATTTTGCTTACTTGTGCCAATTACATTTCGATATGTATTCATTAATATATCCATACCGCCAGAACGTATGTTTAACGCAGGTAAATGTGGCAAGAAATCATTTCCTAACATGAAACATAATAATATATAATCATACACACGGTTGTGCTCTACCATTGTAGATGGCTCTACATCATTGTTTAAATAACGACCCAACTTCTTTTTAAATTCAGGCATATTAATAACGTATAACCCATTCGGGTCTAATGAATTGTCAATGCTTCGAATATATTCAGGGGTTTCGCGAAATAAATACATATCCTCGCATACATGTAGATGATTTAATGTCAGCATTATTAGATCCGCATCTAGACCATATATTACTGTCCTCATACTTTTAATCGTCTCCTCATTCGATCGAATATATTCAAATATTTTATGTTCACCCTCTCCAGGTATATTGCTACCACTAATTATAATTTGTTTTACATTATAAACTGCCGCATTTCTAAAATAATATTGGACTTGTAAATTTAATTTGTTCATGAATTCTGTACCCGGTGTAATTGCGGTACTATCCCACTTGTTATTCGCACCGTCGTATTCCCGCATGTATTGTGACTTGTATCTACGGCTTTTTTGTTGATTTAACTTCGCTACAGGAGCAACACCATCAAATGCTATATAGACTAGATGTGATGGTGAGATTTGACGTATATAGTACTCAATTTGCTTACATACAGCGGTAATCAAATCACGTTCGAACACATCATTATTTCCAGTATAATCTATTGTACGTATAGAATCATATATGATGGAATTGCTATCCAAGTATAATTGATTGGCACCAAATGTATTTTGAAATTTTTGTAATATAGTGTGATAATTCTTTATTATATATGAAAAATAAGCAGGAATACCCATTACGATCAATGTACAGATGTATTTATTACGTTTTTATATAATTATTTGAGAGAAAAAGGTTTAGAACAAATTGAAATCGTCAAATTATTTTTACTGTATTTTTTAAAATCGCAATATTATATTATGAAAAACATTATTATTTCTAAAAATAGTAATATAAATGCGGGGGTAGATCCTAAGATCGATATAAATGACGTACAATTACTTAACGAAAGTACGATTCATTATTTTCATAGTTTAATTCAAAAAACACTGCTTGCTATTCAAAAATATAAACAGATGGATATTATCGGTGTGAATGAAATAAATCTAGCTATCCAACATCTAGACGGGTTGTTTGCGGAATTATCAAACAATTTACTATTATTGAAAAGCAAAAATAATATGTCGACTGTTTCATCTAACTTGGATATTATTAGAAACGACATTAGTAACATATTTAAAATGTATGGCACCGAAAATATTCATGATTTGTTGAATATCGTATTCGGCGATAACTATTTGAAATCAGTTAAATGGGACAACAGCAAATATCATCTTATTGAGAAGTATTTTCATCCTATTAATTTTAAAGTTATGCCATGGAACACTGAAAAAGCAAATAGTACAACCAAGCAAAGTGATACGGTTGATATCGAAAAGAATAAGATAGTGGAGGACTGTTTTATAGTTGAAAAATCTATTAATCTAGATTGCTTCGATTTATCTCGAACGAACAAAACATTTCAAACGAGAGTACATGGTATTAAAATAGCCATACATAATGAAAAGGAACGAAAAACATTAATTGTAGCTGGTGTCATAGATGATATTCTTACGTCTTGTATAGACAACGATTTTTTAAATAATAAACTAGAAACAATTGTTGTTTCATCTATTAATCAAACAAATTACGAGCCGGTTACATTTCAAAGATATATTCAATCATTAACACTAAAGGAACTGCTTGTGTATTCAAATGATGAGTTGCTACACAGATACCAAGGATGTATAACTCAAATTGGAATCATTAAACAAAAACCTATCTCTCAACTTGCGCAAGAATTCGTGTCTAGTGATCTTTATGGTCAGCGCACGATATTAATACAATTGTTATTAAAATCGGATGATCACGAATATCAATATCTCGCATATTTACTATACGATTTGATATCTAGTGATAATAATGGTACTATAGATAATACAGAACAAACATTGTTGTTTGATAGCTTGCCATGGAGAAGCAAGTGTTTTTTTAAAGATGCTATGAAACAAACCATCAATTATACCAATAACTTGTCCAATTTTGATAATAATAAAATTCCGCTTGAACAGCAAATTTGCTTGATGAAGGTGAGTGATTCCGTAAAAGAAAAGGCGATGAATAAACTAAAAGAGGTAAAGTCTAAGACGGATGATTCGGGAACTAAAGCACGCACGTATCTAGATGGTTTACTAAAAATACCGTTTGGTATTTATAAACAAGAGTATATTTTAACAGTTATGAATGATGTGAAGACGGTTTTTCAATCTATGATTAAAACGGTTAATGGTATAGATAATAGTATGCTTCAAATCGATGGTAATAATGTAACGAACATTCAAATTAAAAATATATGCGAAAAGATAAAGGGGGATTTTATCCATACCATAAACGACATCAATATTGAGAACTTGATTATGGCTCATACTAATGCTAGTCGTAATGACCTAATCACCGTTATATGTAATATTAATAACATTATTAAAAAATGTGGATTAAAAGTACATAAGTTAAACCATTCTGGTAAGAAACTATCCGCCATTAAACAGCAAATTAAAGACTTTATACTTCAATTTAAGGATGATAAATCAGTCATTGAATTATTGTCCACATTAAATCCCAATTCTAATACGGAAATTACGGCCGTTCAAAGTATAATGGATGACATCACTACCATTGAAAGCAAATGGAATACTATCAATTCATACATGAACGGTATTGACCAGATATTAGATGATGCGGTACATGGTCATAGAACCGCAAAACGACAAATTAAACGAATCATAGCTCAGTGGGTGAATGGAGAATTAGGTGGATACTGTTTTGGGTTTGAGGGCCCACCCGGTTGTGGTAAAACTACACTGGCCAAAAAGGGGTTGGCAAAGTGCTTAGTAGACGAAAATAATATTCCTAGACCATTCTCTTTTATTGCTATCGGGGGTCAAGATAACGGCAGTTCATTGAATGGACATAATTACACATATGTAGGATCTGATTGGGGTAAAATCGTTGATATATTAATTAAAACGAAATGTATGAATCCGATTATATTTATAGATGAATTGGATAAAGTCAGTAAGACTGAGAACGGGAAGGAAATAATTGGTATTTTAACACACTTAATAGACTCCACACAAAACGATTGCTTTCAAGATAAATACTTTAATGGTATAGATATTGACTTATCAAAGGCATTGTTTGTCTTTTCTTACAATGACGTATCCGCTATTGATAAAATATTACTGGATCGAATACATCGAATTAAATTTGAACATCTCTCTATGGAAGACAAATTAGTTGTTACCCGCAAGCATCTTTTACCGGAATTATATAAAAATATGGGTCTTGAGAATTGTATCACATTAACCGACGACAATATAAAGTATATTATTGAAAATTATACAAACGAGCCGGGTATCCGTAAGTTCAAAGAGCTATTGTTTGAAATAATTGGAGAGATTAATTTAAATTGTCTTATAAATTGTCAACATTACGAATTGCCGATTACTGTTACAAATGATGACATCAAATACAAATATTTAAAAGATTATCATGAGCATATTATAAAAACAATTCCATCGAAGCCTAGTGTAGGAGTAATAAATGGGTTGTGGGCGAATTCAATGGGACAAGGGGGTATTATTCCAATTGAAGCACAATTCTTTCATTCGACTAGTTTTATGGAGTTAAAATTGACTGGACTTCAAGGTGACGTTATGAAAGAAAGTATGAATGTTGCTAAAACGCTCGTATCAACTTTAGTTCCAACAGACATTATGAAGACAAACGTTCAAAAATTCGAAGAAACCAAATTACAAGGTATTCATATCCATTGCCCAGAAGGAGCTGTGCCAAAGGATGGTCCTAGTGCTGGAACAGCTATCACATGTACGTTATATAGCTTATTAACTGGGAAATTAATAAAGAACACGATTGCTATAACCGGTGAAATTAATTTACAGGGATGTGTAACTGCGATCGGTGGTTTAGAATTAAAAATACTAGGCGGTATCAAAGGCGGCGTACTCGAATTCATTTTTCCAAAGGATAATACGAAGGATTATATGGATGTCGTGGATAAATACAAGGGCACAGATATATTAACCGGTATAAAATTTCATCCGGTTGATCACATATCTCAAGTTCTTGATCTAATTTTCGAAGATACCACGCATTGATTTCATTTATCTCATTTTAGACCTTTGGAAATTTAAATTCTCAATGGTATATAACATGGCTATGCAACTAAGTTTTAGTAATCTATTACAATTTTTCTCATCAATATCACCATTGTTATTAGCATTCTTTTTAGTCACTCTTTCTATGTTTAATCAAGACCTTAAAGGGTTAGTTTATTTAGGTGGTGTATTGATAGCATCATTGATTAACCTAATTATTATGAATACGGCGCAAGTTAAATCTGACCAACTCATCCCGCCGAGTTGTAATTTAATAGAATTTCCATTTAACCTGAACGAATATGTTAGCCCAGCTTTTAATAGCATGTTTATATCATTTACATTTATCTACTTGTTAATGCCTATGATTTTCATATCAAGCATAAATCTGCCTGTAATAATATGTATGTCACTATTATTAGTATTAGACGGCGCCACAAAAATAATGGCTGGATGTACATCATTTTGGGGTGTTGGGTCCGGAATTCTCGTGGGAGGCATACTTGGCTTTTTTTATTATTTAGTTTTTACAAGTACAGGCAAAAATGACTTGTTATTTTTCAATGCCGAACCGTCTAATAATGTGGTATGTTCTAGACCCAAGAAGCAATCATATAAATGCTCCGTATACAAAAATGGTTCTCTTGTAAAAAGTCAGACTGAATAGTCGTCGTCCAATCCGTACTAACGACAATATAGAGAGAGAGATAGATAGTTTGACCCAGTTATATGCGGTTAGGTAATTTCGTTATCCTATGTATACATGTTCTAGTCGCATGTATACATATGTTTAGGCGTTGAAATGTATATGGTTTACATTCCACCATGCTATAAAGTCGTTAACCACCAAATTTTTATGTAGAGCTTCCGCCATTAATTTCGGATTGGGTGCTTTTTGACTCCATATTTGAACGAAGTATTGAACAATATTTATGGTTTGTGCTTTTGAATATTTGTCATTCAATTCCTTTTCAGTAAAGATAGGATTTTTAATACGAATATTTACTTCATTATGAAAAGAGAGTAACATCATTTTTAGATCATTCTTTGTTTTAATCGCATTAACGTTTAACTGTTGTAAACGACTTCTGGCGTGATTAGCACAATCTGGGCACGGAAGCGAACTACACAATCGTTTTATGAAATTTATCACATTAAGTTTTTGACTATCAAAACTTTCTTCCTTAATTTTTTCTGCTAAAGTATGAAATAAATACCAAGTACATGGTCCCCACGTTTTTGTCATATTTATTAAATATATATAAAGGGTTTTTATAATTTTTCTGTATATGAATATAATTATAGAAGACAATATTGATTTTTATGAACAATTAAATATGTCCGACTCAGACGACGAAGCCGACGATTGTTGTTTATTAACGAAATCACGACTAGATAAGAATAAAATATCCTTGCCATGTAATCACAGTTTTAATTTTATTCCATTATACAAAGAAATATGTATACAAAAGATGGGGGCGTCTAACCTAGAGACAGACTTTTTAATGTATAATCAAATTAAGTGTCCATATTGTAGACAGAAATTCGACTTTTTATTGCCACATATACGATTAAATAAATCTGTTACCTATATTTCAGGTGTAAATACCCCACAGCAATTATGTATGTCATTTCATAAATGTAGCTATGTGTTTTCTAATGGAAAAAATAAAAATACCCAATGTAGCAAAACTGGGTATTATGAGAATGATCAATGCTATTGTACGACGCATCATAATATGTGTGCGAAAAGAAGCGCTGTTATTCCAAAATGTAAACGTGTTAAAGCCCAAACGGTTATATGTAAGTGTAAAGCGATACTTAAAAATGGAAAGCGGGCGGGTGAAGAATGTAGTGCACAAGTACTAGATGGACAAAATAACATATATTGTAAAAGGCATAGTTCTGCGTACGATGTTGTCTAAAAATTAGATCTTCTAAAAGAGAAAAATATACAAAATCAACAATGATAATAGGGCAACGAAATAGGATGTTTGTGTAGTAATACTCTATACGATAATGCGATTTGAGGGCAAATTCGAAGTCTACATTATAAGTTTGGCCTTCATGATGTCGGTATGAACATTTCTCATATGAATGGCTTCATCTGACCAGCATTGTACACATGAACTTTTGCTAAGATTCCATTTCGGAATGATATCGGGAAGAATACCATGGAATATGCGCTCGGCACGTGTTTGATGAAAGTCAGACGTGGTAATAACAAGGTCTGGGAGCTCATCGCGAGAGAAGTTATTGTTGACCCACCGCTTTAGATAGGCAAAATTTTCAGCGGTATTTGTAGCATATTCATCGAGGACAATTTGTATACGATCAAATGATTGCTTGTCCAATAATTGTGCCGCTTTAGATGCTTCGGACATTTCGTCCGTGTTCACAATCGCATTCTTTACACCACCAGAAATAAACATAATAATGGCATCGTCGGAGGATTGAATATATTGAATAGCAGCAGATATTCTTTCACCTAGAATACGTTCATCTGCCGATCCCAAGACAACCATAACGTTGTGTTTTGTAGACAAACAAAACACTACGTAGACTAGGAAAACCAATAATACCAGATACTTTGAAGCCAACATTCAATTGATAATACAACTATATACGATATATCAAATTAGAATAGTAACTTCAATTTTTTGTTGGTTAGAGAGATTCTAATCCCCACGAGTTGTTTCAAGTTTTTTCCTCGTTTTCGGGGAAATGAAAAACCTAAAAACAGATTCGGCAAAATAGGCCGATGAAATAGAGCACGTGCCTTGATATGGAGGGACCGTTTTTTTGAGGATTCTAACCAAGCCTACCTACATCATGTAGAGGCTGTACTACATGATGTAGTGGAGCCTTTTTCTAGTAAAAAACTTGGTGTTGCTTGATATATGTAGGTATGTTGTTTTTTTCATGTTTTTCAAATTGATTTTCGATTTTTAAAAATTACACACAGGTTTTTTGTGTTGAATTTTAAAAATTGGAAAAACGATTTGAAAAAGT